TTCCTTTACCGGCTTCCCGTCGTCATCGTAACTCTTGATTCTCCAGTACCAAGACCACGGAACAGGCTCACGTGGATTCATCCTGAACGGCTCTTCTTTTATTTTCTCCGGGTTCTTATCTACGAAACCGATATCTTCAAGTTCCTGCGCATACTGACCAGATGACTCAGCTTCACGAACCTTCGGCCAACCACCAGGAGGCGGAACTCTGTCAGAATACTTTGTCGGATTCTGACCAATCCAAGTATCAAGCGCACGACGAATAGGAAGAGTACGAGCACTTACAGTTCTTCCCCGTGCAGGCTTCGCACGCACAATGATGTCCGCCTTACCGTTCTTGTCATACTCGATCGCTTGCCACAAACCGTATGATTCTTTCTTCAGGTAGTAGTGGTGGTTGTTGACAGCGATGAGATGCTGCACTGTTCCCGGACGATCGTGGACTTTGTGCCTACGTATCAAATGAAGATTCGGATCGCGATCCGGCAGTGAATTCTCCGTCCACTCTCCAGGGTGATATCGCCCGATGATTCCCGATCCAGCAGCACGGCGGAGCTCTTCCTCAACATCTTCCGCTTTGCGGCCTTTGCTGATCCGCACTCGCACATCAAGTGCGTAGAACTTCGAGAAACCTGTTGGAGTCACAAGCTCTTCCGTACATCCGCAGTTCGGGTGAAGCGGAGGATGAATAATGTTTCCCGGATAACTCTTGGCGATGGGGATCGAAGTCCCAGCCATCCCTACACACTTCATACAGTGACGATTTAGTCGGCTCAACACCCACCGGCGTTGTGTCTCTGGGTCGAGATCACCGGTGACAAGTCCTGTCTCCCATGCTTCGAGCTGACCGGCGTTCATCGCTTTCGCAATCTCGGTACGAGCTATCAGAACAGCCCTAGCCCACCGCAACTTGTCACCGTACTGTTCCGACTGGTAGTCGGCACTTCCGGCTGGCACACCACGATGTAGAAGCCCCTGACGGAAACTGTTGAGTACCGTCGCATCTGCATCTGTCAGCCCGAGCGTCTTTTGAATCCTCTTGGCGATCACTTGATCTGAAACGCCATGAGTGAATGCCTGCGACGTGATGAGTTGGATAGCCTTCTGCTGATCCGCCGTGATATTCGTGATCAGTTCTCCGCCGTGCTTCAGGGCATACTGCTCGGCAAAAGCATTTGCATCGTCCGTGAAGTCGAGATCGGCCTTCGAAATCTCTCCACGCTGAAGCGTAACGAAAGCCTTGGCAAGTTTGGCTGAGAAGTCAGGCCACCAGAGTTCGTTATTCAGCGAAAACCAGAGAGACTCTGAAGCTTCAGTAGCCAGAGGCTCTAAAAGGTCTTGGAAAGAATCCGTGAGCGTAGTCATCGGGAACGGGCTGCGGCTGCGTACTTCTTCGAGCTAACCCGAGGAGGTGTTTTCTTAGTAGCTACCGTTCGTGGAATTCTGGGCGCTGGCTTGGCTTTGGAAGCCGACCTGCTGATTGCTTTTGGGGGTTGGTTTCCATTGGCGGGTGGTGTTCCCGCCTGGGCCGGTGACGGCGGTCCACCCATCGGAACTTGCGGCGGAGTGATGGGAGCATTCTTGTCCCTGTCCGGAGCAGTCATCTGAACTCTGATCCAATCGAGCAGCTTGTCGTCAGGGATGAGCAATCCACCCTGAGCAGCGGCGACGATGAACGTGCCGAGAGTCATGAGATCAGGAGCCTTGATGTCTCCATGCCGAACTTTCGGAAGACGTAGCAAGCTCATCCCGTTCAACTTGAACAACCTCGGGATAGCGTAGTTGTTCAAAGTCTGAGTGAAGACATCGCAGTACGTCCCGATCGCATCAGAGAACAAAGTCGTCTTGTCCTGAGAAAGCGCATACGATCCGACACCAGTCTGACCGAGCATGATGAAGTCAGTCAACATCGACATTGCAATCTCTTCGGCCTTGCGCTGAATCACAGCGTTGATATCGAACTGTCGGCTTCCACCGGCCGAAAGGAGTTTGAAGTCATACAGCGGACGCCCACCTTCATCAAAGATTGACGGGAGGATGATTCCTTCGGCTGTGTCTCGACGGACACTCTGGATAAGCAACTTCATTTCATTAAAGGTCTTCTTCTGCGCCGGAGTTGCGTTTTCGGCGTCCATGATTATCGGGTCCACCATCAGCATCGGCAGACCAGCCAAGTCACGCTCGATCCCTACGCCCTCGATCTCTTCAATGCGTCGCTTAAAGAAGTAGGGGCGATATGCGGAACGGAGGATGCTTCGTCCTTGAGGGTCGTTGCGTCGGGCAGTCGTGCGGAAGAGAAGGGATCGACTGATCGGTATGAGCACCAACTTGTAATCGGGGGGCGAAAGCTGCCACATTCCTTGTATGCCGCCGTTATCATCAAACTCCCATCGGAGAAGAGTTTCCTGTGAACGAAGAGCGAGTTTTCTCCAACCAATCTTACCGTCGTTGAACTTGCTATTATCTCCGGCCGCAATTGCAGCGTCATCGTCCACCATCCCGTTCCTGCGCTTGTAGACAATCTCATGCCACGCCCACCCGAACGGCAACATCGTCAGGGCTTCAGAGATGAAATCTGTGAACGAGTTGCTCATGTCGTGCATGTTCTGTTCTAGGAACTCTGCCGCATCCGTGTCAGCAGCAGACGACGAAAACGGCTCTACCGTCCAGTCCACTTGTCGAATCAGGTTGTCGATAGCGAACATCGCAGCCCCCACGACTGGTTCGTTGTTCACCATGTCCGAGAAAACCTGAACGGACTGCCAGAAGCCTAGATTCGGCAGATAAGCATCATCCCCGGAGACATACCCGGAGAATCGTTTCAGACCTGATGCACCGATCTCTTCGAAAACTGAGACTTTTACGGTGTCATCTCTCTGCGATGAAGGCGGTGGACTGTTGCCGTTGGTTGAGATTTTCGTTCGTGGGGCCATGACTTGAAGATTACCTCTTTTTGATCTCTTCTATCTGCTCTAACGTGCTGCGCCGAACCAAGAACTGCCCGAAGACCTTGGCACTGCTTCAGGAGTAACAGCAGCATGTGTTCTTGTAGCTTCCCGCATCGCCCATGCCAGTGCTCCAGCTACGAAACTGTCGGGAGGGTGACCTCCCGTGGTGAAAAGGTCTTCGTTCGTCACAAACTTGTGGTCTTCATAGGCTTTCATGATCTTCGGGTACAAGATCAAACCGTTCTCGATCGCAGCGATGTAATCCACGAACATCCCACTCCGTTTTGCACCATTCATCGTCATTCCCTCGACTATATGCTGGCGGCGCTCTATCTCGGAACAATGGATGTAATCGTCTATGACATCTCCGAGTCCTGTCGCATCGTGAACGAACTTGCCGCCGTACCGTTTCCACGGAGCTTCCGCACGAGCAACAGTAACAGGCCAAGGGACTCTGGTGAACTGCTTCCAAGAGACACACTTCCACGGAGGCTTGTCTGTGCGGAACGTAGCGCAACATGTGTTGTGCTCTTCTTTCGCCCAGTCCACCCCGGTCACATACGGTGCATATCTCGTAGGTGCGAACTGTGGCTCTTCGATCGAGCAGATACCGCTGTCATAGCCTTGGAAGACGGAACCAGTTTCTAGCAAATCATCACGGAAACATCTCTCGACGCAATCTGTGTCGATCGCACGACCTTCGAAGCTCGGCTCTTGCAGATCGTACTCTGACTTCCACATTTCTTTGGGGATCTCTGTCTTTTTCCTGTTGATCTCAGTCTGTGTAAGCCAACCATCAACAGGGTTAGAACTCTCTTTGTAGCACCATTTCGCTATCGACCAGCCATTTTCCTTAGCACGTTTGAGGATTTCAGTCATCGTACCGTTCGGGTGCTGGTGCGTAGACGACATCACTGTGCCGGTGTCGAGATTCGGGTGATGAACCATCCGCATCGGCTGACCTTGTGCGCCTTCAAGAATCTTCAGGTCCATCTCATCAATCTCATCGAGCAGAAGTCGCAACGGGTGCGGACCACGAACTGCTGTCTGGGATGCCATCAACGATCTGATCCAGCCTCCGCCTTTCAAGATCGTGTCGTACAACGTCGTCTTCGAAACTGCATCTTTCGGAGCATTGTCGTTTTCCCAGGCTGAGTCGGTTGAACGGTGAGCCATCTGAGACTGTGCACCGGAGCCACCCAGAATAGTTACTCCACAGTTCAACGTTAGCGCCTCTGTGAGCGCCAGGAGAGCCAACATCATCGTCTTCCCACCAAACCCACGGCTGGCCTCCCAGACAGCTACAGGGTCACGTGCGAAGTATGCGTTTGCGAACGCTGTGAACGGCGCAACATGATCCTTGCAGACTTTCGTCCTCGGAATCTTGTAGCCCCAGATAGCCCAGACGAACCACCAAAGTTCATCATCATCCTGCGGCCATCGCTGGAAGACCTTTGTGCTGACAAGCGTTTTATTGACGCTCAAGTCAAACCTCTCTTCACCAAAACTTCTCGTGCCGTTCGAGCTTCTGCTGTCTTGTGCATCTCATTACCGAACGGATCTACAAGGATAATACGCCACGGAAGTCCGGAACGGTGAACCATTTCGAGATCAGCGTCGACACCGTAAAGAATCAACACCTCTGGAGTAGTGGCTTTGTAGAAGATTTCCAGTTCCTTCAAAAAGATTTTCGCAGCCTTCAGATCCTTGTGATAATCAAGCGTCTTCTGAGTCTGCAACGCTACAACCGGGCAGTGAGCGGGAAGTGTGGCATTGTGATAGTTCACAAGGAAATCGGTATCTCCATCAACACTAGAGAAGTGTGGGACAAGCTTGATACCCGCCTCCTGCATGTAACGACCAAGCCAGCGCACTTTATACAACGCCCACAACGCTTCTACTCTCGGAACATCGCTCCAAGTAGAAAAGTCCGGAGCCATCGAGAACTTGAATCCTGAGTTGATCATCTTCGTCACAGCTATGTCTGGTACAAGCCAGAAATCTTCGAAAAACTCGTCCCAGGTGAAGAAGCACCAGATCGCCTTATCTGTGTACCGAAGACCACGAGTGTTTCCTGGACGGTAAAGAGTCAACCATCCCTGCTCGGTATCCGGCCAATCCGAGTAGATACTCGGGACATAGGACTTGTAGTTCACAGCAAGATCGGCTGTCTGCATGAGCATGTCATCCCGAATCACCGGAATCTGCCAGGGAGTTATCGAAGTCTTTCTGAAGTCAGCTTTCGGACTTAGAGCTTGCACTCCCTCAAACGTTGTCTTTGCTTCTCCGAAAGTATCCTTCTCTTTCGTCTTCCAAGCTTCAACGATGTGTGTTCCACCACCGACTTCTCGCTCTTCCTCCGGCAGGTCTTCCATCGTGAAGTTCGAGTCTGCTTCTCTGAGTTCAGGATGAAGAATCGCCTGCAACTTTTCCTTGGGAACATGAGTGCTGTCCACTGTCTTCACGAGCACACGAACATCATCTGCCGAATAGCCTGTGCCTTTCAAGGTCTTCATGTTCGCAAGTTGCTTTCCCAGAAGAACCGGATCGTAAGTTGCCAGGTCGTTTGTTCGGTTGTCTACCGCATTGATCTTGCTCGCCATCTCGTCGTCAACGTCAACGAACACAACGTCAATCGTTTCCCATCCTAGAGCTTTCGCTGCACGGAGAGTGTGATTGCCAGCAAGTACCTGCCTATTTCTGCGATTTACGACGATCGGCTTGTACATCCCAAGCTCCTTGATCGACTCTACGATCAAAGGAACGTTGCCTCGACGTGCGTTGCCGGGATAGTGCTTCAAGGATTTGACTCCGGCGTGAACGATCTTGAGCCTGTGCTGCGGCGACGGCTTTATACCGTTTGAAGACTTTTCGGACACGGCGACCGTAGCTGGCCTCTTTTTCAACACTCTTCTTAACGGCTTCTTCGGCAGCTCGGTAGTTGTTGTTACCACGGCGCAAGTCCTTTCTTTCTCGTTCTGTCAACCCTCCGGCGATCCCGTGCGGCAGGCAAGAAATCATAGCCCATTCCAGACATTGTGGACGAACAGGACAGATTGTGCAAACGAGTTTTGCTGACGCTATCCGCCTTCGACCCTCTTCGGTGTTCGACTCCCAGCGAGCGGCACAACCGCTCGGGCCGTCACACTCGACCGTGCAAATGTGGGGCGTGAAGAAGAGATGATGGCCTAGCGTGCGGCATTGGCTTCGATGCCACCAAACGGTGTTCTTCGCTGACAAAGGCACACCCATAAAGAGCAATACACGAGGCGTCGATTCTGTCTTGGTCGAGGGTGCATAATGCGTATAGCGAGGGGTGATTGAGATGGAGCCATTTTCGGATTGCAATCTTTGGGGCGTTCCCACCGACTCCGATTTCCTTCTTCCAGGTTGTGTTCGAGATGAGCAGAGTATGCACGTCCCACTCCGCAAGCGCAACCTGTATCGCCCCTGACACCATCGACTGCTTGATAGTGCTCTGAACGTTCCCTGTTCTTCCGAACCCCATCACCGGCTGTTCGAGGAAGGCGAACTCGATCCGAGCAGACAGCCCGGAGAGAAACATGTGGACACCGTTGTAGGCGTCGATCGGATTCTGCGGAGAGTACGGCTTGCCGAGAAGATACTTCCCGACCACCGACCGCTCATCCAGAATGGCGCACAAAGCTACCGAGGAACTTGCTGAGTCAATCCCGAGAGTATTTATGAAGAATCACCTCAATCTCATCCCTGATTTGCTCGAAGCTACGGTTCAGCCAGAAACGACCAACATAAGCAATCTGATCCCGAGTGAATCTCATACCTCGAAGTTTAGTCGGTTGAGCAAAAACCGTCTTCGTATGATCATTGGTCTGGAAACCATTCTCGTGACAGAAACCGATGTACGCCTCCCAATGTTCAGCGATCACGATCCACGGTTTCGGGATGGAGTAGTAAGGATGAGGATCTTTTGATATGAGAATATCTGCAAAAACAGCATCGGCAATTCTCACTGACGCTTCCTGCAAGAAATCTTCCGAGATTCTAGTCATCGGAATCGAATTGCTCTCGATCCGCCCGGCATCAGCAGGATTGTTGAAGATAGTAGGACCGAGAATATCTCCCTGCGGCACCAAAGGACCATACCTCACAAGATACTCCAAAGAGTAAGTGTGCCCGAGATAATAGACAGTCTGCATTTTCCTGTCGTAAAGGACGTGAGTTTCACAGGTGGCACAGAAAGGCGGAGAGATGATAGGAAACTTCCCGCAGATCAAACAACGATCAGCTTTCATTTTCATGGGATTTCTCTCATCTGCTCCTGCTCTGCGACCCAAACTGTGATGCGCCGTGACCCCATATCAATACAGCGAGAAGATGCTTCGGTGAGTGAACGCAGAGGGCCAGTTCTGAACTTGTAGAAGTGAGAGCCTTTCGGAACGCTCCCGTTATATTCAGCCTCTTGCAGTGCAGCCGTAATCTCGCAGCAGCGAGTGTAGATGGCGACGGCAGTCTCCATAAGAGAAAGCACACCGTTATCAATAGGATAGGGCTGCCTAAGAAGTAGTATGTTCCAATACTCTTCAAGTTCTGCCTCCAGACCTCTTAGCGACTTTACGGACTGGCTTAGGAACCCCAACTCCGGTGGGGCGTACTTTCCGCTCAGCGACCTTTCTCGGGCTTCCCTGACTGTCTGGTGCTTTGGCACATTGCTCTGCCTCTCGCCAGGTGTTGAGCTTGAGGCAGACGTGTGAGTACGGGCACTCGTGGAAGAACTCTCCTCTTCCCCGAACACATTCGCTAAGGATTGGTGGAAGCTCTCTCTCCGTGGCTGCATCTTTCAACCTCCTTAGTTCTGATTCGACGTAGTGTTCCAACTTCGGATCACGATTCACTACGATCTCCCGGTAGTTATTTCTTCCCTTGTCTTCGTAGAAAAACGTGAACTTGTCCAGATGCGGAAAGTTGTCTTCATCTGCCGCCAACAGATATCTCGCAGCCTGCTGTTCATGAGCCGGGAAGATTCCTTCTCGGATCATTTTGGAGAACAAGAGAGTCCCCTTGATCTCTCCCGCCCAACGCTCACGAAGATGAACCAAGTCAAATGATCCACGGAACAACTGTGAATCGACTCTCACCTCTACTTTCAATCCCGGAATCGCTTTCCGCAAAATGATCATCCAACGTACATGGCGCCAGGTACCATCCATAAATCGGTTGATCAGAACCGGATCAACTCTCCCCATCTGCGGAAGGCCAATGTAGTTGAACATCTGTCGGCGTTCGCAAGTCCCGGCTTGTGATCCCGTGAACGTCCCGACTCTGGAACCTCTCGGTTCCATCAGCCTCTTGATCAAGTCGAGATCGTCTTGCGTTAGCACAAGCTCGGGATTGCGAACAAGCCACAAATCGAGCCTCGATGTGATGAGTTGATCTTCCTTTTTCAGATTGCGGAGCACATTCATCATCGAGGTCGTACTCATGAATATCCCATCTGTTTCGCTAGTTTTCTTCTGCGATCAGTTTCTCCAGGTGGCACATACTCCTGGCACATGTAACAAACACCACACCAACCGATTCCGTAAGCATTGTGCGTGCCACTGTGACCACATCTCCCGCAAGGTGCTTTCTCGTTCTCAGTTCCCGTCGGCACTGTGGAGTCTCCGCCTTTGGGATGCTACCCACGCCCACGCCTGAAGGTGTGCTGTCCGGTGCGTGATGAGGTTGATCGCTTGTGCAACACCAGCCACGACCGGCCCGATGATTGTTGCCCACACCTGTACGAGCGCAGGGGTATTTACCGGAAGACCAACGTGCATCAGGGCTAGAAAACCAAACAAAATCCCAGCCACCGTGACGATGTAAGAGGTTATTGCTGGCCCATCTGTCCAACTTGGAAGCTGCGGGAGAATGTTTGTGGCCGATTTCAAGGCCACAATCTCCACATTGTCATCTGCTCCGAAAACTTCATTCTCTGCTACATCGTTGTCTACCATCTCTCCACTCTTCCTTTCCTCACTTTGATATATGCCGTCACTTCACTGTCGGCAAAGTATACAACCAGAACGAAGTCCTTGCTTTGCCTGGCACAACGCTCGAAAGCTTCACGAATGTAGTCACCCCGTAACACATAACCGATCTTGGCATCTTTGATCTCATAAACAGTGTCTGCATCGGAGCCGTCGTACTTAATGCTCCCTGCTCCCGACATCGGATGACGACGAGCAGCAAGCAACTTAAGTATCTTTCTCTCCGACCTGATGCCTTGCATCTGCCGAGTCGGTGGTTTCCACGGAAGATTAGTCATTACATCTCCAGATAGTTTGAAGGCAGAGGAATCTCCAGAGCTTCAAGTCTCAACTTTGTTTGACCCCAGGCACTCGATCCCCAAAACTCATCAGTATCCAGGGGACCAGTAGAACCAATCAATGTCCACAAACTTTCCTCTGCATCCCTAACATCTCCAAGATGATCAGCGAGTGCTTGTGAACACAACACTTCGACAATCACTTTTTTTGTCTTCTTGTCCAGTCCCATCATTTACCCCACCTTTCCAACATCTTGTCGGCAGAGGTCTTCTTTCGTGGTTTCGGTTTCGGTGGGTGAGCTTTCTTGTACTCTTCCGAAAGCTGCCCTTGACCAACTCGAACATTGCAGTCAGTACAGTAGATACATCTCCCGACCTGTTCGAACTGATGCTTGTCATGCTCCAACCAAGACTTGAGATATGCTTCCGCAATCTCTTCCTCAGTCGGCTTAGGGCCACTCTGGCGGGCACGGATTCTATCTCGGAGTTCGCTCAATCTGGCACCTTAACCTTTCCAGGATTGGCATCTTGCCAGTACTTCATCTTTCCCCGAATCTCCAATGCCCTGCGAACATGCGATTCTGACGCACCACCCCAACGGCAACGCTCGGCGTACGAGATGATTGCTTCAGGAGCGTATTTATCTTGTGCTCGAAGAACGAAACACGGCTCGTCACTGTCGATCTCCGCATTAAGATCAGCAAGGATTTTATCCGTCTTCGCCAGCAGTTCCTCTAACACAGATGTACTCTCTGTGTGAGCTACATCTTCGATGAGTTCCAACAACTTAGGAAACGCACCATTCGTTTTGAACACAATGAACTTGGAATCTCGCATCACACAGCCTCCGCTTCGTCAATCGCTTTCAGTTGGGAACACGGGTTTCTACCACACGCACAGGTGTTTGGGTTTGACTTGACATGGTGGTGCCAATCTCTGAACGTCTTGAGCAGAATGTTGTACCGCTTCACTGACCTGCCGTAGTTCTTCTTGAGCTGCTGTATCTCCGGTCCCGACAACAACTCACGACCGACGACCTGCGTTGGGTCCGGTAATTTCTTCACTGGCCGTTTGAAATCATCCGGCACTGTCACCGGATCAGTCAGAGGACGTACTCTCTTCACTGGCTTTCCAGCGGGAAGTTTTTGCTCTGTTGCTGTTTTTATTTCAGCCATTTCTTGCCGCCTCTCTAATAGTTGAACGAACCTTCGTGCTTCCGAGATGCTTCTTAGCTTCAAGAATGGAGGTGTAAAGTCCATGCTCGAATGCGACTGCCGCAAGATAACTGTCTTCGTCTACTTCTCCTTTCACTAGATCCCAAACGAAATACACTTCTTTCTCGGGGACAGACAACTTCGACTTGACTAGCTCACACTTGATCTTCTGCCCTGTCGTATAGTGAGCAACGACCATCTTCTCGCCGTCGTAAGTCTTCCTTGTTGTTCTGATCTTTCCGGCTTTGACAAAACGTACCCGGTAAGATGCGAAAAAGCCGAGGGCTTTTCCACCAGGAGTTGTCTCGGGAGAACCAAACACAACTCCCACTTTCGTTCTGGTCTGATTTATACAGAGAATGGCCGTATTCTTGTTTGTAGTATTTAATCGGCGCAGAGCAATGCTCATCAGAGCTGCAAGTCGTGCAGGTTGGATGTTCTTGTCCCCGGAAAGCTGTACAGAGGCTTCCTGGGCAGGCTGGGACGCTGCAATCGAATCCCACACGCACAAATCCACTCCCATACTCAAACCCATCTGTACGGCGTCTGCAGCCTGCTCTCCGGTTGTCGGGTGCTGCACGATCAAGTTAGAAACATTGCAGCCGCATGCAGCAGCCCATTCCGGGTCGAAGGAGTGTTCAGTATCCACCAACATTGCAACTCCGCCGTCTTCTTGCACTGACGAGATTGCACGTAAACCAATGTAAGATTTGAGAGAGGAGAAATCCCCAAAGCACTCAGTAATTCGACCTCTGGGAAGTCCTCCGTCGAGTAAAATGTCCAGAGGCAAAACACCTGTTTCAATGTAAGATGTGATATGCCGTGCATCATTACCGAAAGTAATGGTTCCGGGTCCAAGTGTGTCATTGATAGACCTCATCACTTCTTGAGCGGTTTTCTTCCGATCTTCTTTCTGATGATCTCTCCGGCCACGAGTCATGGTTCTAACGCCCGGACTGTCTCGCAGGGCGATGACCTGCCATCTTCGACGCAGAAGTCACCAGGGCCACATAAACTTTGGCTTCGCACCTTCTGGTGCAGCGCCAGCACTCTGTCCCGCATGGCTTCGAGTTCCAGAACGTGTTTGATGCGCCCGCTGTTGCGGATTATGTGATCTTGTTCGGCCACCTTCGCTTCCAGTTCGTCTATGGCGGCTAGCAGGGCCGGAAGGTGGTGGATTAGGTAATCAGGTTCGCCGGTTAGACGGCCCTGCTTCCGCAGATCCCTTACAATGTTGACGGCTGTTGGGGTCACAGGAACGACCCGCGAGATTCCCGTTATCGCATGACGCAACCGTTCGTTTTCGATCTGCTCACGGTCCACGGTGACCCCCACAATCCCAGGTTCCATCCTTGAGTTGATGACGAGGAGGCTTCGAGCACCTGGTCGCATAGCCTCCCTCCTTGAACGGTTGTGTCATCACGTACTGCTGACACCTCTCGGGCTTGACCCCACCTTCGAGACCAGTCCTGAGCAGGTCCAACGCTGGCATGTCTCTGAGGTCCATCACGCCTCCTTCATAATCCGGGCCACTCGCTCAGCCGCTCGTACTTCTCGGGCGTCGTATGCCCGTCCCAATCGCTCAGGGTGATTTCCAAGTGGTTGAACAGGGACATTTCCGAGTCGTGGATATGCCACGAGACTTGGCCGACGGGGGAGTGGATGCACACGATGTTGCGCCAGTCATCCTCCCACTCACCTAGATGCTTAGCGAGGTGCGAGGGCCACAACTTCGACAGCACGGCGACGATCTGGTCACGTTCGCGGTAAACGGCGGCCTTCTCGGCTTCCAGGTCGTCTATGGCGGCTAGCAGGGCGGGCAGGTGATTGACCAGATAGTCGGCCTCACCCGTTAGGCGACCTTGCTTGCGCAGGTCCTTCACGATGTCGACCGCCGCCTTGCACCCACATTCGCAGCCTCGCGAGTTGTATGAGTACACCTGCTCGAAGTCACGCTTCGCCTCAGCCATCGAGGGCGTCCAGGGCGGCCCACACTTTGCACATTGGGCACCTTCCGCAGTAACGGAATCGAGGTCGCCGGTCCACGTAGGTCGTCTTGACCGCCTCACAGTCCGACACCTTGCGGCCGCGCTTTTTCATGAACACGGCCACCGCCTCCAGCTTGGCGTTCCGGACCTCCAGTTCGTCTATGGCGGCTAGCAGGGCCGGAAGGTGGTGGATTAGGTAATCAGGTTCGCCGGTTAGACGGCCCTGCTTCCGCAGATCCCTTACAATGTTGACGGCTGTTGGGGTCACAGGAACGACCCGTGAGATTCCCGTTATCGCATGGCGCAGCCGTTCGTTTTCGATCTGCTCACGGTCCATCACAACGCCTTCCTCTTGGTTTCATGCCAGTCTTTGTGTTGTCGGGCAGCAACCATCGCAGCATCAATCTCAAACCCGTCTTGCAACAGGTTCTTGGCAACATTGGGTTTGCCGTTTCCAAAACCCTCGCCACCGGGACATTCATCACAAGTCACGTAGAACTTCGGAGGATGAGTATGAGCAATCTTTCTGATCCAAACTGCCGTCGTAACATTGCGGCTTCCGTGGTCGATCACTTCGCACCTACTTTCTGCCCGATCGGTTTGGATAAATCGAATCGTAGTGTCTTCGCTTCTTTTCGAGCCTTTCTCTCCATCTCGGCGAGGCGTGCCTTCGCTTCTTTTCGAGCCTTTCGTTGTAATGCGCCCGCTTCTCGAATAGCAACTTTCGCTGCCTCCTCTTCCTTCGCAGATAACGGTTCAAGCGTGTGACCCAACGCATCAAACACCACCTTTCCACATCTTTTCTGTAGGTCTTCTTCGGAGTAGAAATCTGCAATCTCTCGCTGCCGAATGATCTTCTCAGCAAAAGCTGGACCGATTCCCTTGGTGGAAAGAAGTCCTTTCCGCAACCCTTCGCCTTCGATCGTCCAATTCAGATCGGAATCATGAACACTGGCTCGATGAATCGTAATCCCCATCCGCCTAGCTTCATGTTGATACACCGGCTCTTTCTCAGTCCCAGCCCATGTCTGGAGTGTGGCACACATGAACTCCAGGGGATAGTGGATTTTGAGATACGCCATGCGATATCCGAGCAATCCGTAAGCTGTTGCGTGCGCCCTGTTGAATCCGTAGTCGGAGAATGATCTGACTTTGTTCCACGCTTGTATCGCTTGAGTGTGCGACATCCCCTGCTTCACACAAAGCCGCTTGAAATGCGGAGCTATCCGAGCGAACGTCTTCTCAGCTTCCTTGATCCGCTCATTGCTGGCTTTCACTGCTTTCAGCATGTCGTTGAGGTCTTCGTAGCTCATCCCGATCGCACGGATCACGTCAATCACTTGATCTTGGATCACGAACACGCCGTAGGTTTCTTTTGTGTACTGCTCGAAGATTGGGTGAATATATGCGGGTTTCTTAAGTCTTTTGCGAAATTCCATGTATTCCTGGTCTGCTCCAGCGTCCAATGAAGCCGGTCGAGTGAGAGCCAGGCAAATGATTGCATCACGACAGTTGCGGATACGCATCTGCCGAGCGCCTTTAGCTGTGGAATACCCCTCGAACTGGAAGATGCCCGTTCCCGTTCTCCCGCTCGACAACTCAGCACACGCTTGCTTATCGTCATCTGGAATCCATGTCAGGCCATATTTTGTCTTGCGCCCAATTGCCTCTAAAATTTTTGCGACGGTTGTGAGTGCGGCCACCCCCAAGAAATCCTCTTTCACGTAGCCAGCAGTCTCACAATCGTCCATCGTCATCTGCGTAACACGGTTACCCGATACACCACCCACAAGCATAGTAGGGATATAGTTGCTAAGAGGATAACTACTGGATGCCAGTACATAACCCGCAGCATGAGTACCTCCACCAGTAAGCACAGACATCCGAGCAAGACGGCGTAAAGTCTGTGCATCGTCCGGGACAATCTTGTCAAGCCCCCAGAGGTTTTCGAGACTTCCGAACTCAGAATCTTTGAACTTGTCACCAAGCACCTTCCTTTTGTAGCTGAGATACTTCACGAACACTGATCCACGACCAGTCTCTCCGGACTCGCCCATCTTGAGAAACGTACCGATCGAGGTCACGTCAAAGTCTTCGGAAATATGAGCAATAAGTTCTTGCCGACGATCCCGTTCCACGTCAACGTCGATATCAGGTGGCTTCTGTCTTGTCGGGTGCATAAATCGGTCGAATGAAATACCCCATTTCAAAGGGTCTATCTGCGTAATACCCAAAGCCCAGCACACAAGCGACCCATTTGCAGATCCTCTTGTATTCGTCAGTATTCCTGAATCCGAACACCATGTAAGTAATCTGGAAGTAAGTAAAAAATAGTTGGCGTATCCCATCGTTTTGATTGTAGAAAGCTCGTAATTCAGCCGCTCCTGGTATTTCTGATCTGTTGCCTTCCGCCATGCTAACCCCTTCTCTGCTTCTTCTCGAAGCGTTGTATTCGGAAGTTTCGACAGCCTCGGCACATGGAATTTGTAGTTGTCAAGTGCTGGCATCTCCAACGAGTTCTCCACCAGAATGCGCCGGAAAGACCCCTGTGCTTCTTCCCAGGCTTCGATCTGGCCTTGGTACTGGTGTTCCATCCAACCAGTCGTCGCAAGGTGGTAGGAGTTGCCAGGGAACAGAATCTCTGATTCGTCGGAAGACATGTACCCGAGTTTCTTCATCATCTCATGAGCAGGCTTGTCTTCTCTGACGGCGTAATGAGCATCTTGAGTCACAACAACCGGCAGCTCGTAAAAATGCGCCATAACCATGAGCCAGTTAGCTAGATCCCAGTCCGTCGAACCGTCCTTGTGGACGGTGTTGTGCATCTGAATTTCTATGTAGAAATGTGGGAAACACTTCGCAAGTCTTCTAATAACATCTCCTGCCACAGATTCTCCGGCATCCAAGTAGGTCTGGATGACGATCCCGAAATAACATCCAGACAGGAGTACGACATCACGCCCATGTTGTCTGCCGAACTCAAGCAACTCGGGGAAAGAAATTCTTGGCTTTCGGTGGAAGTGATCCTTGCCGTGGGAAAGACTGGAAAGTTTAACCAACGCACGATAGCCCTCAAGGTTAAGAGCAAGCAGACCGCAATGATAACGCTGCTCTTCTTTCTCCAAAGTTTTGACGAGATAGGCTTCGATACCAGGGAACGGTCTGATTCCATATTTCTTGCACTCCTTGTAGAGTTCCAAACTGCCGGACATCAAGCCGTGATCTGTAAGTGCCAATCCCGGCTGGCCGTCTTTCGCTGCGATCTCCACCATCTGTGCGACAGAGGACATACCGTCGAGAGTGGAGTAACGGGAATGTGCGTGAAGATGCATGAAGGCGCTCATTTGATCTCCCTGACTCGTATCCCATATTTTCTCGCTTGACGCTTCATATCTTCAGTGCCTCTCCCACCAGGGAATGCAATGCAAAGATTCGCTCCAAGACTTGCCATATGGAAATTTCGGAGATGACCTGCCATCTTCCCGTACTCAGTCCAGTTAGCAAAGTGTGTTTCATGCTGATCTTCTGGGAGCATGGCCTCTGCCCACTTGGCTGCTAGATGATCTGCGCCTCTCGGTCTGCATCCGCCTTCGATGATCACTAACAACCGATGTTTGAAAAGAAGATCATCCAGGATCTCATTAACTTTTGCACGATCAGAATATTCACGACCACCAGTAACGATCACTCGGTACATGGTTGTACCTTTGCTATCTCTATTTTAGGATAACCATCGGTGTCGATGTCGGTTATGAGCCATCGCCCATTGTGCAAAACATGGTATACAGGGTGATCCTCGAACAGCTTTTCCATTGCGTGCTGCCAAGCACATCCTCGTACCATTTCTCCATCCATCCGGCATTGCAACGAATGCTCAATGAACCACCCCTGTTCTTCCATCGTGACGAAGTGTTGGTTCACTTCAGGCTGGACATTGCAGCCACGACATACGACATACCAAACATGAACGTGTTTTTCAGTCCCCGGCATTTTGAGCCTCCTGCTCTTCCATGTGCTTCTCGAAGTCATCCATGTCGACTTTGACATCGGCAATAAACTCTTCCATCGACTTGTGGAGGTGTTTCAACGTGCATTGCACGATGTCTTTCCACCAGTCTGCTGTGTGCTCGTAACCACCACAGGAAGCTGTGTTGCCTACAACTGCGAAGTACGGATGAGCGTTGGCTGTCAAACACTCTCGGCAGTAACCGAAAGAGATTGGCACTCCCGGCATACAGGCAACTCCAACAATCCCGGTCTTCCAGCAGGTATCGCACTTGGATTCTGCGAGGTACTTCTCTTCATCGAACTCGATAGGCATTTTCGTTCCTTTGTGGTAGGAGGGGCCAGCCCCCGATGCGGCGTCTTGCGAGGGAAGCGCACACACCGGGGACTGACGATCTTTTCTAGCTGACCTTCGGCAGTGCTGCACCGGTAGAACACGTCACGTAGACAGTGATCGTGCAATCAGCGTTCCAGGAGACTTCCCATCCTGTTGCCTGCTGACCATTGGTTGCAATTCCGCTAGCGGTAATCGGGAAAGAACCCTCACCCGTACCCGTCAAGCTGATACTTCCGGAGTTGACAATGTAACCGCCACCATCGGCGTACCAACCTGAAGGGCACATAGCCTTCGTCGGACTAGAACCAGTCGGACCAGTGGTGTAAACGACACCTTCGGTCACAGATGCGTTCGTGCCGTTCGTGCCGTTAGTGCCATTAGTTCCGTTTGTCCCCGGAGTTCCTTGCGGACCAGCAGGACCAGCAGGACCGGCAGGACCAATCGCTCCCGTGTTTCCGGTTGCGCCAGTGTTCCCCGGATCACCTTTAGGCCCTTGAGGTCCAGAAGGTCCAGCGGGACCAGTAGCTCCGGTAGCTCCAGTCAATCCAGTGGCACCAGTAGCACCTGTTGCTCCAGTTGCGCCAGTAGCTCCCGTTTGTCCGACGAGTCCTTGGATACCTTGTGGTCCAGCAGGCCCAGCAGGACCGGTAAGACCAACAGCGCCATTAGTTCCATCGGTTCCGTTCTTTCCGTTTGTCCCGTTCTTTCCAGCGGGACCAGGCGTGCCCTTGACCAAGATTGTCTTGAAGATGTTGTTGATTGTCGCCTTCCCGGCGATTGTGATTGTCTTGGTGATCGGGTTCCAGAAACACAAGTCACCATAGGGTTTGGCCGTCGTAAGACCCTGAAAGTTTGCACAAGGCCAGAACTGCGACCCAGGCGGGGCAACTACCTTCGATGTTGCTGTCGCTGATGCTGCTGATGTTGCTGCGATCGCTCCACCCATCATGGCGAGCGAAACGGCTACTGCTATTAATCGCTTTTTCACTTTCCCCTCTTTCTGTTTGGTTGTTAGATCCTCGCAACGACAAGAGGGGAGAGTTTTCACACTCCCCCCCCGCAAGTCGAACTAACTAATCTCCAGCAACAATCGCAATTGGGAATGTCTCAGAGGCAGAGTGCCCGTGAACCGTCACCGTGGCCGTTACCAGTGCCGACGGGTTAACGCCAACAGCAGTAAAGGTATAGGCGGTACTCCAGTCGTTGTGATTAACCGTGTCGCCGCTGGCCGAGAAAGTCTCAACCCCACCACGATCAAACGGGTTAGTGCCCACAACACCGGCGCTATTCGTGTCGTTCAACGTGAAGTCCGCAGAACTAAAGGTCAATGTGATAGTTACCGGACTCCCACTCGGGTCGGGCCGAAGAACCGTAACCGTCAATGGCGCAGACGAACCAACAGCGACAGAAGAGACAGGGGCGTTGGTCGTACTGTCCCAACCCCAACCGCCAGATCCGTCGAGTCCCTGCGGACCCTCCGGCGGAGCGTCGATGCAAAGAGTGGCCGTGCATGAACTCCAAGCCTCAAGCTCGGCTGGACCAGTTGCTCCCGTTGCACCAGCAGGTCCAGTTGCACCAGTAGCACCAACGGGTCCAGCAGGTCCGGCAGGTCCAGCAGGTCCAGCAGCTCCGGTTGCACCAACTGGCAGGCTACCGAGCGACCATCTTCCGATGATGTGGACTTCTACGCTACCGGCTGGACAAGTTGTTCCAACCATGAGCTTGATAACGTGATTCACATTCGAACAGGC